TGAAGCATTGAGACCAGAGGAAAGAAGTAAAGTGTGTTTATTAATGCATACTCAACCTGTGGAAGAACATGGAACGGATTTACCAAGAACAATTGCAGAATGTTGTTCACCTGAAACAAATGTGGTATTTGCACCAAACAGATACTCCGAAGAACAATTGAATTATCTTTATAATATTGGTGATGTAACAATCAACGTTGCATCAAACGAAGGATTTGGATTGGCAACCGCAGAGTCAGTAATGGCAGGAACACCAATCATTGTAAATGTGACGGGTGGTATGCAAGACCAATGTGGATTTAGAGAAAGAGGTACGGGTAAACTATTAACCGCAGAAGATTATGTTGAAATTGGTTCTTTACATGATAGACATAGAAAAGCGGGTGTAGTTTGGGGAGATTGGGTTAAACCAATTTGGCCAGTTCGTTCAACAACGGGTTCGGTTCCTACTCCATACATCTTTGACGACAGAGTTGATTTTGAAGATATTACTCCATTGATTATGGATTGGTATAAAATGCCAAAAGAAGATAGAGACGCAGCTGCACTAAAAGGTAGAAAACACTTCTTAGGTGAAGGTTTGTTAAGCAGAGAAGCAATGTGTAAAACATTGGTTGATGGAATGGAAGGTGCATTCGAAAATTGGAAACCAAAAGAAAAATTTAAATTAATAGAGTTATAGTATGAAACCAACATTAGTATTTCAGGCACCGATAGCAACAAGAAGTGGATATGGTGACCACGCAAGAGATTTATTACATTCTCTTTATAAATTAGATAAGTTTGAAATTAAAGTAATTAGTACACGTTGGGGCAACACTCCAATGGATTCACTTAATTATGATAATGAATTTCATAAATGGATAGTTGATAGTATTATTCCAAAAATTGAACAAAAGCCTGACATCTATATTCAGGTTACTGTACCAAATGAATTTCAACCATTAGGGCATTATAACATTGGAATCACTGCGGCAATCGAAACTACACATTGTGCATTGGATTGGGTACATGGTTGTAATAGAATGGACTTAATTATAGTACCATCCGAACATTCAAAAGATAGTTTGGTAAAAACAATTTATAACGAACAAGACAAAAATAATGGTCAATTGATTGCGCAACATAAAATTGTAAAACCAGTTGAGATTCTTTTTGAAGGATTTGATGAAATGGATTTCGGAACCGATGATGTAGCACACATTACTGAATTGGATTCAATCAAAGAAGATTTTGCATTCTTATTTGTAGGACATTGGTTAAGAGGTGATTTGGGTGAAGATAGAAAGAATGTGGGAATGATGATTAAAACATTCGCAATGGCTTTCAAAAACGAAAAAGTAAAACCAGCATTAGTTCTTAAAACCAGTTCCGCAGGATTTAGTATATTGGATAGAGAAACCACAATTAAAAAAATTAAAGATGTATTGGGAAAAGATTATAAGTCTGTTCCAATTTATTTACTACATGGTGATTTAACCTCATCAGAAATGAACGGATTATATGAACACAGAAAAGTAAAGGCAATGTTAAACTTTACAAAAGGTGAAGGATTCGGTAGACCCCTATTAGAATTCAGTTTGACAGGAAAACCTGTAATTGTCTCTAATTGGTCTGGTCATTTGGATTTCTTAAAACAAGGTGCAGTATTATTGGAAGGTGAATTAAAACCGGTACACGAATCGGCAGCAGACCAATTCTTATTAAAAGAATCACAATGGTTTAATGTCAACATTTCAAAAGCATTGACTACAATCAAAGATGTTTATAAAAATTATGACAAATATAAAGTGGATTCATTTCAATTGGGTAAACAAAACAAACAAAATTTTGGTTTAGAAAAAATGACCAAATTGTTTGATGTGATTTTAAATCAATATGGTATTTATACTAAAATACAACCAAAGTTTCAACAATTACAATTACCAAAATTGAAAATGTTAAATAAATAATGAGTAAATTTAATCCAATATATCGTAAATTTATAGATGATAGAAACTATGTGACACCAAAACAAATGACACGTGGTAGATTTTATCTAATAAAAGATTATGAATATGTAGATGGAACAAAAGGAAAGTTTACCGAATCAAATGCACCCATAATTTATACATTATTTGTATCCACATCGAAGGACATTGTACATGCAGTTAAAGTTTCCAATGTAAATCCAACAATTATAAAAAGATTTTTTGGAAAGTTTGTAAATGAAGAGACGGAAATGTTAGAAATGAAAGGTGGCTCTATGAAATTTTATGAAACGGTAGTCAGTAAAGTTCCAGTAGTATCAAATGATTCTTATAGAACTTATAAATTAAGTGGACTTACTAAAATTATAGAATTATCAATGGATGTGAATGAACTTACACCTAAAAGAATGAATGTAATCGGAATTAGTAAAAAATCACAATTAAAAAATAGATAATTATGACATCAAAAGAATTCGTTATTTGGTTAAAAGGATTTACAGACGGAGTACATGAATTTAATATTACTCCAAAACAATGGGACACACTAAAAGAAAAATTGGCAGAAGTCAACGATGGAACACCAATAGGTGAAGGTGGATGGGGAACCCCTAATACTACTCCAATGTGGCAACACCCACACTATGTAGACCCATACAATCCATATAAAGTAACTTGTACACCAGGAACAACAATTACAACAACACCGGGTGTTGGTTCAATTACAATTGGTAATCCACCATTTGGATTTGGAAGTACATCAACTACATATAAATATCCTAGTGGTTCTGCATGGAGTTATACAACATCAAACGAAAAAGTATTTTAATGAAAAGAGTATTAGTAACGGGAGGTTGTGGGTTTGTAGGACATGCACTCACAATTGAATTAATTAAAAGAGGTTATGAAGTTGATGTGATAGACAATCTTTCAATTGGTAGAGAAGCAAAGATACCCGATGGATGCAATTTCTTGGGTGGTGATATTAGAGTTATGGGTAACATAGAAAATAAAGCATATGATTACATTTTTCATTTAGCAGCATTGAGTAGAATACAACCATCGTTTCGAAATCCAACACTAACGTTTTCAGTTAATGTAGATGGAACTAAACAGGTCGTCGAATATGCACATAGAAATAAATCAAAACTAATATACGCAGGTTCATCTTCAAAACACCATAACCCAGAATTATCACCCTATGCTATGAGTAAACATATGGGAGAAGAATGGATTAAAATGTATAAAGAAGTATATGAATTAGATGCCGAAATAGCACGTTTCTACAATGTATATGGGCCAGGTGAATTAGTTAGTTCCGATATGGCTGCTGTTATTGGAATTTGGAGATATTCAATTAGAAATGGTGAACCAATTAAAATACATGGTGATGGCCAACAAAGGAGAGATTTTACTCACATTGATGATATTGTAGATGGATTAATTAGAATTGCAGAAAGTAATGAAAAGCATGAAGATGCATGGGAATTGGGAACAGGTAAAAACTATTCTCTAAACCAATTGGCTAATATGTTTGGATATCCAAATATACAATATGTTGACGATGTAAAGGGTAATTACAGACAAACTATAAGAATTAACAACGATTCGATAGAAAGATTAGGATGGCAACCAACTGATAAATTAAAAAGTTATATAAATGAAATTAAGTTACGCAATAACGGCTTGTAATGAAGTCGAAGAAACAATTAGATTAGTAAGTCAGTTGTTAAACTACAAAGAAGAAAATTCAGAAATAGTAGTTCTATTAGATACACCAAAAGCTCCTACGGAATTAGTAGAATATTTGGAGTTACAAGGTAATGCGGATAAGATTACTTTGATTGAATCTGCTTTTGAAAATGACTTTGCACAATGGAAAAACTTACTAAATTCAGAATGCAAAGGAGAGTGGATATTTCAATTAGATGCGGATGAATTTTTAGAGCCGGATTTAATTGTAAATATGGAATCATTGTTAGATGCAAATACTGATAAAGATTTAATATTGGTACCTCGTATAAATACAGTAGAAGGTTTGACACAATCACATATAGATAAATGGAAATGGAATGTAAATGAAAAAAGTTGGGTAAACTTTCCTGATGTTCAAACCAGAATATACAAAAATAAAGAAACAATAGGTTGGTCTGGTAAAGTACATGAAAGAATCGGTGGATTTGAAAATTATACAAACTTTCCATTTGAAGAAATATATTGTATCAAACATCCAAAGACAATCGAAAGACAAGAAAGGCAAAACAACTATTACGATACTTTATGAAAATAACATTTATATACGATTATAAAGAAGCAGAAATTTGGTCAACTCCAATGGCTTTACTAAATGAGTTTAAAGAACGGGGTTGGGAAACCGAAATCGTTCCAATACCAAATGGTGATGATTCCCAATTACAATTGTGGATTCAACAAGATACACCAACCGATATTGTATTGTTTATGGATTGGGGCAGATTTGATTCTAAATGGTTAGATAAAAATTTAAAACCAAATTCATTTTGGATACAAGAAAGTGGAGATGACCCACAAAACTTTGAAAGAAATTATCCAAAAGCAAATCGTTTTCATTACACAATTACACCAGATAAACAATCTGCAATTGAATATAGGAATAGGGGTATAAATGCAGAATGGGTTAACCATTTCGCAGATACCAAAGTTCAGTTCCCAATGAATTTAGAACCTGAATATACCGCAGTCACTACAAGAGGATTTGGTAACTCTGAATTTTTAGATTACCTTACAAATTGGGGAGAAGGTGTAATTGGAAATAAGAATGGTTTAGGCGCAAAGGAACATACTGAGTTTTTGAACAAAGGTTTGGTGGTGATTCAAAATAGTAGATGGGGGGAAATAACTCGTAGATTATTTGAAGGAATGGCGTGTGGTAAGTTGGTTATAACCGATAGATTGCCGGATGTTAGGGGGTTGAATGAAATATTTGTAGAAGGTGAGGAGATTATTTTATACAATGATATGTTTGATTGTATTGAAAAAATAAATTACTATAACGAAAACGAAGAGGAAAGAGAACGGATTGCACACAACGGAATGATAAAAGTTTTACACAATTATACACAAGTACAAGTAGTAGATAAATTAATAGAAAAATTTAAAAATAAATAAAATGACAAAATTAATTATCTTTGATTTAGATGGTGTGTTAGTAGAAGCAAAACAAATACATTACGATACATTAAACCAGGCCCTAAAAGAAATCGATGAGAAGTATATAATCACCGAAGCCGAACATCTTTCAATATATGATGGATTAAAGACAACTCAAAAATTAGAACTACTTGCAAAAAATAAAGGATTACATCCAGAATTCTATGATGATATTTGGTATAGAAAGCAACACTTAACTATCGAAGCTATATCTGAATTGCAACCTGATTTACAAAAGATTGAATTGTTCAAAGAACTTCGCAATATGGGATATAAGTTGGCAGTTGCTTCAAACTCAATTAGAAGGTCTGTGTTGGTTATGTTAGCAAAGATAGGTATAATTGAGTATATGGATTTAATCATCTCTAATGAGGATGTAAAGAACTCTAAACCACATCCTGAAATGTATTGGAAAGCGATGAGTATGATGAGTGTGTTGCCAGAAGAAACTCTTATTGTAGAAGATTCTCCACATGGATTATTAGCAGCAAGTAGAAGTAGAGCAAATGTTTTAAGAGTTGACTCTCCAAACGATTTGGTAATATCAAAAATTATTAGTAAATTAGATGAAACACAAAATATTATGAATATACCAAAATGGCAAGGTGGTAAGATGAATGTTCTTATCCCAATGGCCGGAGCTGGAAGTAGATTTCAGCAAGCAGGTTATACATTTCCAAAACCTTTAATTGATGTACAGGGTAAACCTATGATTCAGGTTGTAGTTGACAATCTTAATATAGAAGCAACATACATTTATGTAGTTCAGAAAGAACATAGAGCAAAATATAATTTAGATACACTACTTAACTTAATTACACCTGGTTGTAAAATAGTAGAAGTAGATGGTATTACCGAAGGTGCGGCATGTACTACTTTGTTAGCAAAAGAATATATTGATAATGACCAACCATTAGTTATGGCAAACTCTGACCAATTTGTAGAATGGGATAGTAATGAGTTTATGTATAAAATGATTGAGCAAAAAGTTGATGGTGGAATTTTAACATTCAAAGCAACGCATCCTAAATGGTCATTTGCTAAAGTTGATGAATATGGATATGTAACTGAGGTAGCAGAGAAGAATCCAATTTCAGATATTGCAACTGTTGGTGTTTATTATTGGGCTAAGGGTTCTGATTATGTAAAATATGCAGAGCAAATGATTAGTAAGAATATCAGAACTAATAATGAGTTTTATACTTGTCCAACTTTCAATGAAGCAATTGGTGATGGTAAGAAAATTAAAACATTCAACATTGATAAGATGTGGGGATTGGGAACACCAGAAGATTTAAATTACTATTTAGAAAATAAGAAATGATACTAATATCACATAGAGGAAATACAAACGGAAAGTTTGAATCATATGAAAACGAACCAGCATACATCGACAAAGCAATATCGGAAGGATTTGATGTTGAAATAGATGTATGGATGATTGAAGGTGTTTTATTTTTAGGACACGATAAACCACAATATGGTGTTTCACAACATTGGTTTAGTGAAAGAATACAACATTTGTGGATTCATTGTAAAAATATAGAAGCAGTAGAATGGTTTAATATGCTTAATAGTTATCACTATTTTTGGCATGAAGAAGATACATTAACACTTACGTCAATGAATGTAGTTTGGGCATATCCAGGTAAACAA